GGAATGGATGATTATATAATTAAAAATAAACCTCTTGTAAATGAAGGTAGAACATCTAGATATAGAGGATTTGATGTAGGTGGATCAGGACATAAGGATTCTTTACATAGAGGTACAAATGAAAAAATTATTCATGGTACTACTGGTGTAAACTATAACTTAGTAAAGAATAAGGATAAAAAGAAAGAAACAGTTGCTGCTTCTTATGAGGCAGATCTTGAGAATTTAATTGTAGAGATACTTGAAGGAGATATCCAAGCAATGTATGAGCATGGGTTCTCTTATCAAGAAGTTTCAGAATTTTATGATATAGAAGAAGATTTAACTGAAGCATGGGGTGCTCTTGCTAGAGGTGCTTTTCAAGGTGCTAAAATATTAGCAACAAAAGTTGCTCCAAAGGTTGCTACTTATGTTAAAAATAGAGGAATAAAAGATATAAAAACTGTAGCAAAGTTTGCTAGAAATCCTCAGAATTGGGCAAGAGCAAATAAGGATATTGATAAAGTCGGTAAGTTTGTAAAAGAACTTCCAGCACGTACTTACCAATCTGGTAAAGCATTACGTGGTACTGTTAATAAGGGTTTATTAAATCCAGCAAAGGATGTTGCTGATAAACTTGTTAAGAGTCAAAAGATAGCAAATAGAGCTATTAACATTAAAAAGATAAGTGCTGCAAAGGTTGTTAAAACTAAATTACCTAAAGTTGACTTTAAAGCAACAGTCCCAACAAAATCAACTAACGTATCTACAACCGCAACTAAGGCATTAAAGGGAACTAAAGATAAAGTTACTAAGGGAATGACTCCCAAAGAGATAAGATCTAAGGGAATGAATGTTCTTGCCAAGTTACAAGGAAAGACTCCAAAGCAACAAAAGGCAAAGGAACTTACATCTAGAATGAAAAATGCTATTGATAAGTCCAAAAAAGCAACAACATATTCTGGTAAAGTTGATGCTGCTAAGAAATTACCAGATCCACAATCAGCAGTAGTTAAGGGTGGAAGCACTGCTGTAGCAACAACTAAAGTTGTAGGAAAAACAACTAAACTTCCACTAACAAAAACTCAAGTAATAAACCCACCAAAAGCAAATTTAACTAAAGTAAAATCACCTGCAAAACCTCAAACTATTGATGTTAAAGCATCAGAAGTTGGTAAGGGATCCAAGGCTACACAAAGCAAAATAAAAAATGCTAAAGAATGGATGGCATTGAATAAGAGAGCAAGCGTTCCATCAGATGTAGTTACTGGCAATCCAAATCCTCCTAAGTTTACTGGTGGCAAAGGATCTTTAAAACCAAGAGTAACTGTATCTAAAAATAAATTATTAGGTAAAGTGGCAACTGGTGTTAGTGGTGCTGCTGGTTTAACTGCTGGTGTAAAGGTTGGTCAAAAGGTAGCAAAAGGTGGTTCATCTACTCCTCCTCCAAATGAAAATAAAGCAATTCCTAATACAGAAAAGAAAAAAGTTGATCCTAAAAAGAATACTGTTATAAAATCTAAAACTACTAAAACTGAAAAGGAAAAGAGAGATGAAAATCGTGCTAAGGTTAAAGCAAATACTGAGAAGTATTTGAAGAGAACACAGGATAAGATTAAAAAGTATGGAACATCTGGATCTCATTTATCTCCACTTGAACAAGAAATGGCAGAAGGTGTTGCTGCAGTAGCATCTAAACTTCCTTGGGGTAAAATAGCTGGTACTGTAATGACTGCGGTTGGTGCTAAGGGAATTTTTCAATCAAAGAAATCTGATCCAGCATTTGACCATGTATTTGGTAAATTAAAGGACAAGTATGGTGATGGTGTAATTGGGAAAGGTGAAACTGCAAAACCTTGGGGAACACCTAAGCAACAAGCAGATGCTAAAGCAAAAAAAGATAAGGCTGATAAAGAGGAAGCAGCATTTCAAAAAAGAAACCCTCCTGTAACTTCTGGTCGTTATCCAAAGGATGATAAAGCAGCACAGGATGCTGCAAGAAAAGCAGAAGCAGAGACAAAAAGGGGATTAAAGGATAAAAGGCAATCAAAACGTCAAAAGTTTAATCCAGATTCACATATGACTAAAAACCAGCAAAAGAGAATGAAGCAAGCTGGATTAATGTAATGGCAATAGCACCTGGTCGTCATTTTAAAGTATATGTTGGTTCTGATAGAAAAGTGAAAAAATTTGAACCTCCAATCGATTTAAGAACATTGGAGGAAAAAATTAAGAATATTGAAATTAGAACACCTAAATATCTAAAAACAGAATTGGAATGAAAATATTATCTACTGAAACAAATCTAGGATCTGCTACTAATGTTAGTAATGCTTCTGTTGTAAGACTTTTTAATAGTGGTGATTCTAATATACTTGTAACTAGAAAGGATTATGCTGGTACAGTTGTAGGATCTTTTATGGTTCCTGCTGGTCAAGTAATATATGCTGAAAAATATTTTACTGATACTCTAGAAGCCAGTGCTGACGTAAAAGCATCAAAGACTGCCTACTCTTCTATGATGAGTTTTGTGGGACAAACTGCTGATCCTCTACCAACATATACTGTATCAGTATCTGCTAGTTCTGTAGATGAAGGTGGTAATTTTACTGTTACTCTTTCAACCACTAATATAGATGATGGAACTCAGTTCAACTATGTCTTATCAGGAACTGGTATAACCACTGCAGATTTCACATCTGGATCATTAAATGGGACAGTGACTATATCAAACAATGCTGCTTCTTTCACTCAGACAGTTGTTGAAGATACTTTAACTGAGGGTACAGAAACTGTTACTATTAAATTTTATGATGCTTCCATGAATTATGTTGGTAATACTGTAACTGTTTCTCTTAATGATACTTCTACAACACCAGCATCTCTACATTCATCACATAGATATTGGAGAATTATTGAAGGAACTCATACAAATTATGCAAATCATTTCCCTAGAGTTGCTAGAATGGGATTAAATACTGAAGAGAGTCTTAGTGGAGTTACTTGGCTTTATACTTTTGCTTCTGATAACTGTAGTGATCAGGGAACTTATACTAACTGGACACCAACTACTTATGATCATGGAAGTCCTATATCTTTCACTCATCTTGTAATATCTTCAGTTTATAACGGTTCTGTGAGATCAGGTACATATAAGGTTGAATATTCTGATAATGGATCTTCTTGGACAACTGCTTGGGCAGGAGTAGGGCACAATAGTTCACAAAATGGGACAGGTGCAACAGCAATTTGGCCATCTACAGGAAATGATACATCAGGAAATAATACTTGTTTCTGTGGTCATGGTATTATGCAAGGAAGTAGATTTGGTCCTGATAATCCTAATGATGGCACAGATTGGGGTAGTAAGTGGTCTGGTGCAGGTTTTGATCAAAGTATAGATAAGGCATTTGATGGTTATTTAAGAGCTGGTAGTAATAGAGCAAGAACTTCTGGTAATGCTCCTGTTATAACAATGAGTGGTATTAGTATTACTGTCAATGAATATGTGAAAGTATATTCCGAAAATAATTATCCATCTACGGTTACTGCAACTATTGATGGAACTACATATACAAGTTCTCATAGTGGTAGTCAGGTACACACACATACATTTACTGAAACTGGTACTCTTACTCAATTAACAGTAGTTAATAATGGTAGTCAAGGTAGAACTTACCTTGAAGGTGTTGTTGTTGATGGATATCTATTAAAAAACAATACTACTGATAATGGGTGGAATTACTAAATAACTTTATAGTGTAAGTAAGAGTAATGTCAAGAACTTTGATTAAAGGTGCTGAAGCAGCATCTCCGACATCAACAGGAGCAGCAAGTACATTTGGTAGTGCTACTGTTGTGCGTTTAGTTAATACTGACACAAGTGCTCATTTAGTAACTGTTGTAGAAAATCAAAATGGAACGGTTGTTGGTTCGTTTACTATGCCAGCAGGTTCAGTTGAGTTTTTAGAGAAAGTAAGCACATATGCCATATTTGCTGCTAATGCTGGAGTAAAAGGAGCAGCAGCAGGATTTACTGATTAGTAAGTTTTTTATTTGTTATGTCACAAGAAGTATACTTAGGTAATCCCAACCTAAAGAAGGCGAATACACCTATAGAATTCTCTAAGGATAACATTAGGGAATTTTTAAAGTGTAAAGATGATCCTGTATATTTTGCTAGAAAGTATATAAAAATTGTTTCTCTTGATGAGGGATTAGTTCCCTTTAACATGTATGATTTTCAAGAGAAGTTAATTACTAGATTCCACGAGAACAGATTTAATATTTGTAAGATGCCTCGGCAGACGGGTAAATCTACTACCTGTATATCATATCTCTTACACTATGCAGTTTTCAACGATAATGTTAACATTGCTGTTCTGGCAAACAAAGCGTCCACAGCTAGAGATCTACTTGGCAGATTACAACTTGCATATGAAAATCTACCTCGGTGGATGCAACAAGGTATAATATCTTGGAATAAAGGTTCTTTGGAGTTAGAAAATGGATCTAAAATATCGGCAAACTCTACTTCTTCCTCTGCTGTTCGTGGTGGATCTTATAATGTCATATTTCTGGATGAGTTCGCATTCATCCCGAATCACATTGCTGATGATTTCTTTGCTTCCGTTTATCCAACTATTACTTCTGGACAAAGTACTAAAGTAATTATTGTTTCTACCCCAAGGGGTATGAATCATTTCTATCGTATGTGGCACGATAGTGAAAAAGGAAAGAGTGAGTATGTAGCAACTGATGTTCACTGGAGTGAAGTTCCTGGTAGAGATGATCTATGGAGAGAACAAACAATTGCAAACACATCAGAGCAACAGTTTAAGATTGAGTTTGAATGTGAATTCTTAGGATCTGTTAATACACTCATCAATCCAGCAATACTTAGAAATCTTGTATATGAAGCACCTAAAACGAGAAATGCTGGACTTGATATTTACGAAACACCAGTTAAGGAACATAATTATATAATGACAGTTGATGTTGCCAGAGGATTGGGTAACGACTATTCTGCATTTATAGTTTTTGATACAACAGAGTTTCCATATAAAGTGGTTGCAAAGTATAGGAATAATGAAATTAAACCTATGCTATTTCCTAATATTATTATAGATGTAGCAAAGGCATATAATCAGGCATATCTATTAATAGAAGTGAATGATATAGGTGATCAGGTTGCAAGCATACTTCAGTATGATCTTGAGTATGAAAATGTTTTGATGGCATCTATGAGAGGTAGAGCAGGTCAAATAGTAGGACAAGGTTTTTCTGGTAAGAAGACTCAACTTGGTGTCAGAATGACATCTGCAGTTAAGAAGTTGGGATGTTCTAATCTTAAAACCATGATGGAGGATAATAAACTTCTGACTTGTGATTATGAGATTATTTCAGAGTTAACAACATTTGCACAGAGGCATAATTCATTTGAGGCAGAGGAAGGGTGTAATGACGATCTTGCTATGTGTCTTGTTATATTTGCATGGTTAGTTGCACAGGATTACTTTAAAGAGATGTCTGATAATGACATCCGTAAGAGAATATACGAAGAACAAAAGAATCAGATAGAACAGGATATGGCTCCATTTGGTTTTATTGCTGATGGATTAGATAATACAAGTTTTGTTGATAAAGATGGTGATACTTGGCATTTAGATGAGTATGGGGATCGATCATACATGTGGGACTACATGTAAATAGGTATATTCATAAATATTTTTAGCATAATCTGAGATTCGGAGTATAAAAGATGCCTCTAAATTTAGCATCTCCTGGAATTGTAGTAAGAGAGGTTGACCTAACGATTGGGAGAGTAGATCCTACGAGTGGATCTATTGGAGCGTTGGTCGCACCGTTTGCGAAAGGACCTGTTAATGACCCTCAACTCATAGAAAGTGAGGAGGATCTTTTACAAACTTTCGGACAACCTTATTCAACAGACAAACATTTTGAGCACTGGATGGTTGCATCCTCATACCTAGCGTATGGTGGAACAATGCAAGTTGTTCGTGCTGGTGATACTGGTTTAAAAAACGCTTTTGCTGGTACTGCTTCTGATGTTGTTATCAACGGAGCAGAACATTACAAGCAA